AGGATTCTTTGCGCCGCCAGGATTTGGTGGGTTTTTCTCGCCAAGGTTTTATTAATATTGACTAAGCTATATAATTTTGGTACACTACATATAAGGAGAAAAAAATGAAAAAAGTTTGGGCACTAGTCACAAATACTAAAGGCATTATAGAGTTTATTGATCTAGAAGATTCTAGAGATAGTCTAGAAAGAGTTGAAAGATATATTTCAATTCTTTCTAATCCTATTTTATTAAAAGATGTTTCTAATAGTAAAAAAGTACAAATTGGATCTGTATGGGATCCAAATACTTCTTCTTTTGTAGATGGTGAATTAGAAAGAAAAGCAACAGATTCTCCATATGCTTTTGCGATAGTTCAAGATAACTCAGTAAAGGGTATTATAAAAGTTTGGACAGAAAAAAGAAAAGCATTGTTTGATATTGCAGAATCCGAAGGGGTTATTGCTGTAGATTGTACCGATATGGAATATTCTAGTTTAAAGATTGGAATGTCATGGGATGGTACACAGTTTAAAGAATAGAGATATTAGTGTCTAATGACATTGTTAAACAAGAAGTTTTTGCTGGAATTTGGGTATACAAAAATCAAATCAACAAAAATATAATTGATAATGTAGAAAACTTTTTAAAAAAATATCCAGATAAATACAATTGGGCAGAAGCCACAGTAGGATATGCTCAAAAAGTGCCATCTTATAGAGATTGTGTTGATTTTAAAATACAAAATATACAAATTATGGACATGGATAATGCAAGAAAAGAATTAAATGATATTTGGCAATACGCATATGATATGCAGATTAATGCAGTTAAAGATTATTGCAGAATGTATAATATAGAAATGAAATATTGGGAAGCCATGAATTTTATTAAATATGGTCCAGGCCAGCATTTTCAAGAACATTCTGATCATGGATATTCTTACATAGCCACAGTGTCTTTAGTTTCTTATCCAAACGACGATTATGAAGGTGGAGAACTATATTTTCCAAAACTTAAATTAACAATTAAACCAGAAGCTGGAGATATTGTTATATTTCCGTCCACTTATTTGTTTTCTCATGTAGCAAAACCAGTTACAACTGGAACAAAATATTCTATAGTTACTATGTTGGATTATAACGACAATACACATAATCCAGATTTTGATATGCTGAGAATGAAAAAAATGAATTCTAATGTGCCAAGAGAAAGCGATAAAGATGGAAGTCATAAAGGCATATCTTACTAATAAAAATTTATCACAAATAAATACTTTACCAGTAAAAAGAAATTGGATGGATAAAACTTGGAAAAAACATGCATATCATTGTTTTCCAGTCACACTAACAAATACTTTAGGCTGGTATTTATCATTTCCAGAAGATATTACATTTATTTGGGATGGGGTATCTGATTCTGCTGATAAACATGTTAAAATTATAAAAGGAGAAAAGTACGCATATACGGGCAGAGCAAATTCGACAATAAGTTTTAATACAGGTATCAAATTTAAAACTAATGAAAACACTACATTGCTTACCATGCCAGCTCCTAATTTTTTTATTGACGGTGCACAATGTTTTACTACATTAATAAGCACTTCATTTTTTAAAGGAGATTTACCAGTAGCCTGGATGATAACAAAACCGAATACAGAAATAACAATTCCAGCAGGTCATCCAATATGTTCAATAATTCCAATATCGCTTTCAAACATAAACAATTCAGAAGTTCATATATTAAATAATGAAAGTGATGACTATGCTGATAATATTGGATACTCTCAAGCAGTTATTGAATTAAATAAAAAAGCAGAATGGTCTAATTTTTATAGAGATGCAGTTGATCACAAGGGAAATTCAATAGGAGAGCATGAAGTAAAATCAATAAAATTAAAAATTATTGATAAGTCTGTAGATATTTAAATTTAAATATGATATATTAATAGTATGGGAGAATCAATGGAAATAGTAAACCAAGGGATAATGGGCGGAGGAAGAGCCCCAATATCTGTAACCCCATCTGGATTTTTTGGTACAGATATCGGTAATATAGTAGAACTTCCAAATTTTTTAACAGAAGAAGAAAAAGAAAGATTAATAAGTTTTGCTTTAAATAATAAAATTTGGGACGAAACAGAAACACACGTAGACGAAGATGGTATTGTTTTATATGATGCCAACATTTGGAAAGACAGAGTGTGCACTGGTAATTCTTTAATGAAATCTGATCCAGAAATAGTTAATTTGTTATGGCAAATGATTGACAGATTAAAAATAGAAGTGGATAAATTTTTCAATGTTGATGTGCAGGCAACTGGACCAGCTATAGTTAGATGGCCTGTAGGTGCAAGACAAGAACCACACGCAGATAAAGAATTCCATACTGGGCTAGAAGAAGGAAGGCCAAATGATTTTCCATGGTATGACATTGCAGGCCTATTTTATTTTAACGATGATTATGAGGGTGGAGAATTATATTTTCCAAGACAAGGTATAGAGTTTAAGCCTAAAGCAGGGGCAGCATACTTTTTCCCAGGAGACAAACATTATGTTCATGGAGTTCGTCCAGTAAGATCTGGGAATAGATTTACATCCCCATTTTTTTGGACTATTCTAAAACATACGGGAGAAAAACAGCCACCAGAAGGTTCTGAAAATAATTTTTATAAATCACCAGCATGGCAGAAATATTTTGGAGGAGATTCACAGAATGCATAATTTAAATTTAAGAGAAGATATAGATAGTTTAATTTGGGAAGAAATATATCCAGGTGTCATTGTATATAGAAACATGTTATCTGATCCAACTAAAGCATATGAAGTTATGATGAGATCTGAAGAAAGTAGTAATGGAAAATATTTTTTTAAATCTTGGGATGCGTGGGCACATTTTGGAACATATACTCAAGCAAAAGGTGAAGGAGAGATTGACCTTTCCGAAAAAGGAATTATTTTTGAAGAAGAGAAAAACTTATATGAAGAAATAGCAATATCTTATGACAAGGCTATTTCTCATTATTTCAAACATACTGGAATTCCAATTCCAGAAAATGCAAGATATAGTGGGCAATCATGGTGTAAATATTTTAATAAAATTGATCAGCTAAATAATAAAATGACAATGCAATATCATACGGATTTTATTATTTCTCAAAAAGATATGCCAGGGGAAAAATTTCATACTACATGCACTTTTTATATAAATGATAATTATAATGGCGGAGATATAGAGTTTTATGTAGATGGACAGTTTATAAACCATAAACCTAAAGCTGGAGATCTTGTTGTTTTCCCATCAGGTGAACCATATTGGCATGGAGTAAAAACAATACCAGATGGTAATAAATTTTTTATTAGAAATTTTATTATGACAGACTATGATGGATCGCAAGAGTGGCTTGCTAATCAAAAAAGATTAGGGGCATATAGATGGGCGAAACAAGAATTAGAAAGAGTTGCTTATGAAGATCCAAGGAATATGTTATATGTTAGAGACGGACAAGTTATCTCTTATGAAAACATGATTGAAAACATCCCATTAGAAGGAGATTTATATAAATGAATTTAATAAAATACAGAGATGGAGAACATCCAGTATGGGTTTATGAAAACTTTATAACACCAGAGGAGTGTGCTGGCATTATAAAGATGTTTAACAATTTAATAGAATCTGGAGATTTCTCCTGGCATCCAATTTCTTTTTATGAATCGTATGCATATAATATGCCACACCAACTTACAAATAACCCAAAGACATTAGAAAAATGGTATGAAGATGCAGGACTTCCAAATAATTTTTTTGAAGATTTAGAAGAAAAATTTAAATGGGGAGCAGAGCAAATTATTGGAGGCCCAGCCTATAAAATTAGTTTTCATTCTCAAAAATGGATTCCTGGAGCGTTTGCTGGCTTTCATTCGGATAACAGTTACGATGGAGTACCTAGCGCATTTGAAAGAAGTAGATATGCAGGCTTCTTATATTTAAATGATGATTTCGGTGGCGGAGAATTAAATTTTAAAAATTTTGATTTAAGTATAAAACCAAAAGCTGGTATGTATGCAATATTTGATGGTGGTCACGAGAATATGCATGAAGTAACAGTTGTAACAAAAAATGATAGATATACAGTCGGATCATTTTGGGATGATAGGCCAGAAGAAGCTTACGATGTAGATAAGAAATCTTCTTGGGAAGATGAGATTAAGGAAACAAGAGCAAAGCAGGCTGTAGAGCAAAAAGAGTGGGAAGAAATAAGAAATAAAGGTAAAAGAATAACTCCAGATTGGAAAGAATATGATGCAGAGCTAGCAGAAACTGGAGAAATAGATGCTTGAAGTTAAAAACATACCCCCAAGACAAATGTATGTCATGTTTGATATGGTTTTTAACCATCAGAACATATACTATTTTGAAAATACAGTTAGTTATCCAGAAATTTTAGTAGATTTAATAGAAAAAATTGATTCAAATCCATTATCACATGAAGCAATAAGTAAATGGGGAGACTGGACTGCAAGTGATGATAAATCATTTATAATTGGTTCTGGAAAACATATTAATTCTTCTAAAAAAAATACAAACACTGGAGATGATTTCCTAAATAAACAAATTTTATATGTTATAAATAGCCTTATGATGTCTCCAGAAATGACAGCAAATAGATTTTATGATACACAGATTATATATCATAAAAAAATGAAATCTAATTATGTTCCAGAAAAACCAAATATAAATTCGCAATATATAAATTTATATAAATATAATGAAGGTCAGGGGATGGGTCCACATTGTGATGCAGAAGATCCTACTGGCACAGGAACAAATTTAAAATATTCAATGGTTACATATCTTAATGATGATTATGAAGGCGGAGAAATTTATTTTAAAAATCAAGATGTAAAAATAAAACCAAAAGCTGGAAGCTTAGTGCTTTTCCCTTCAACTGCACCATATGTACATGAATCTTTGCCAGTCACTAAGGGAAGCAAAATCATGTATACAACACACTGGCTTAAATAATGCGTTTCCATGTAGTATCTTTACCTCATACTCAAACAACTAAAGAGTTTGTTAACTGTGCTTATACAGAAAAAGTTAGGCGTTTTTGTAATATGATGACCTCATTAGGTCATAAAGTTTATTTATACGCTGGAGAACAAAATGAGGCGGAAGTAACAGAATTAATTCCATGTATAACAGAAGAACAAAGAGCTAAATCTTTAAACGGACAACACTTCACATCTGGATCATTTGATTATAGAAGACCCCACTGGATGCTATTTAATGCAAATGTGGTTCGTGAAATGGAAAAAAGAATAGAGCAAAAAGATTTCATTTGTTTAATTGGCGGGCATGCTCATAAAATAATAGCAGATTCATTTCCAAATCATATATCTGTAGAATTTGGTGTTGGATATTCTGGAGTATTTAGTCCATATAAGGTATTTGAATCGTACTCCTGGATGCATTCAATATACGCACAAAATAAAGATGCATCAGCATCAGATGGTGCATTTTTTGATAGAGTTATTCCAGGATATTTAGATCCAGAAATGTTTCCACTTGTAGAGAAAAAAGATGATTATTATTTATTTATAGGAAGACTAATAGAAAGAAAAGGGTATCATATAGCACAGCAGGTATGTCAGGAATTGGGTAAAAGACTTATTGTTGCTGGCCCAGGAGACTTCAAGGGTTATGGCGAATATGTAGGTCCTGTTGGCCCAGAAGAAAGGGCTAAACTTATGGGTAATGCTATTGCTACATTTGTGCCAACTCTTTATATAGAGCCATTTGGTAATGTAAATATTGAATCTCAAGCTTGCGGCACACCAGTAATAACTACAGATTGGGGTGCTTTTACAGAGACTGTAGAACAGGGAAAGACTGGCTTTAGATGTAGGACTTTTCAAGAGTTTTGCGAGGCGGCAGAAACAGTAAAAAGCCTAGATCCAACATATATTAGAAATAGGGCTATTTCCCTTTATTCAGTAGATATTGTAAAATATCAGTATGAAAAATACTTCCAAGACTTATTAAAGCTATGGGGGAAAGGCTGGTATGAGCGAGATATTAGAACATATCAGATGGTATAATTAAAAATTATGGCACCAAACACATCATCTTTGGGATTTCATTATCCCCTTCAGACAGATCCACCAAATGTTCCAGCAGACTTACAAACATTAGCTGAACAGATAGATGACTATTTAGAAACACATTCAGGACCTACAGGTGCAACAGGCGCAACAGGACCAGTTGGTGCAACAGGACCAGTTGGTGCAACAGGCGCAACAGGCCCACAGGGTGTAACAGGTTCAACAGGTCCCACAGGTGTAACTGGCCCCGTAGGTTCAACAGGCCCACAAGGTGTAGTTGGTGCAACAGGTGCAACAGGCCCAACAGGAGCAACAGGTCCAATTGGTGTAACAGGTGCAACAGGCCCACAAGGTGTAGTTGGTGCAACAGGCGCTACAGGACCAGTTGGCGCTACAGGACCAACAGGACCAGTAGGTGCTACAGGACCAGTTGGCGCAACAGGCGCAACAGGACCGACAGGTCCAACTGGTGCGACAGGCCCTGGAGCAGATGCCATCCCAGTCTCATTTATGCTAGGCGGTATGTGATAATCTCCTTATGAGATTTCACGTTGTATCACTACCACATACCCAGACAACTAAAGATTACGCAGGATGTGCGTACACTGAAAAGGTA